GAGAAGAAATTATCCTTAGAACACTTAAATACTAATCCACCAGTATCAATACCAACTGAATCACTTGTTGTAAATGTGTGATTTGGAATTGTTAAAATTAATTGACCTGTATGAGAAGTGTATACTGCGTTAGTTGCTGTAAATGAATCACCAGCAAAACTTCCTTTCTTAATCGAACCGATACCAGAACTTACAAATCTGTGTTCGTATGCTTGATCTGTAACTCCAATTGCAACAGAACCACCACGATATCCTGAACCAAATGTAAGATCTTCAAAGAACTCAAATGCTTCTCCACCACCTTGATAGGTATGATAAATTGTACTTGGTCCTGCTTGAACTTCAAATGTTCTATCAGAAACAATACCAACCAAGAATAAAGGTCTTTCATGGTCTTGGAAAATGGTTGTTGTAACTCCGCTATACCCAACACAACTAAATTCAAGATTTTTTAACTTAACAGTATTTGGTCTCTCAAGTGCAAAACCATGTACCTTATCAGTTGTTACAGTAATGATACCAGTGATATTGTCATATGCTGCAGTTTGAATACCGAGATTAAATCCAGATGAGGTTGCGATACCCACCACACTTGTAATACCACCATTTGCATCTTTAAATGCTTTTACTTTTGCACCTTGTAGTGGAGCATATCCCAATCCTGGTGTTGAACCTAATGAAACAATTATTCCACCTCTTGGAACTTGATTCTGATTTATATCAAATTCAGAAACCATTTTTTCACCATTTTCTGATGTAATACCAGTAAACTCTACTGTAGAAATACCAGCAGTTGAATCAGTTATAAATTCGTAATTATTACCTGCATTATTGACAGTGAGTGGAGTTTGGAATATACCATTAATGAATACAACTCCGTTTCCAACACCAACACCTGAATGTGTATTTGCTCCACCAACAGTGAGTGTATAAGTTTTACCAATACCTGTAAAATTCTCAGATATATCATCAAACAACATATTAGTTGTATAATCACTTCTTAAGAATGTTCTACCACTAAATTCCGCTTTATCAAATGGTTGATTAGTTTCATCTCTTCTGCTACGTGTATTTCCTTTTGGAGGGTCAGAGAAGAATACTGTGCTATCTACTATATTAAATGCACCTCTATGCAACCTTGCTATATCATTTGCAGAGTGTGATGTCTGAGCGATTCCCAATTGCCCTCTTTCTACCTTAACAACTGGTAAAGTGGCAATACCAGCTGCAATAGAAACCGACTCGTTTATAATTCCTGTGGGGGTGCTAGAGAAACCAACCTCAAGAATTTTTATAAATTCATCGTTTATTTTCAAGAACTCACCAGCTCTTATGGAACTTATACCACTTAATACAAATTGTGATAATCCAATACCAACAGTGCTATTATAAGTAAATCCATCAAAAACACCTAGTGTGTGAGTAATGTCTGTAAATGTAATTGGTTGTTGAACTACACCATCTAATCCAATTAGAGTTTTAGTTAACTGTTTTGTCATAGCTAACTTGTGTGAGTTTCCACTACCCAGTGAACCACTAACTCCAGTAAATGTTACAGCGACACCAGTTGTAATATATTCAGGTCTTGTATATAACTCAAAGTTGTCTTCATCAATGACCTTTGCAAAAACAGTGCTAGGAAGAATATCTGTCACGATACCAGATATATTTGCTGTAGCACCAATAGAAACAGCAGTCCCTGCTATACCTATGAATGTTGAACCAGGTGTATAAGTTAACTCTTCATTAGTATTGAAGAAATGACTAGGTATCGTTATAGCATTTGTAGTTGTACTAATTGTTCCTGTATTGGATGGGTTAAATGTTTTAGAGTATATTGGAGTACCATTATTTGTCAATAAGAAATCTTTCTTATCTGCTCTCAAACCACCAGCACCATCATAGGTCGATAAGAATAACTGTTGATCTACAGTACCATAAATTAAATTAGGAGGATTATTACTAAAATCACTATCGGTATATAATACTTCATTGTATGATTGTACTTCTATTAAAGAGTTAAATTCTGCATCTGGATAAAATCTTAAATTAATATCATTACCAACTATCTCACCACCAAACGTACCAATACCAGTGGTTGAACCAGCAGATACGAATGGATATTGAATCGTAAGTATATCATCTAAATCTCTAATTGATATAATTTGATGAACTGCAGATGTCTCACCACAAGAAACTCTTACGAGAGATTTTACAGTGCTATCTAAATTTTTACTAATTGTATTATATGTTATTGGGTTAATTGTACCAGTTGCATACTTCGATTCTAATCTTGCACTTCTTTCCGAACCAACTGGTTGACCCGAAACTAAAAAGCGATATGTTCCTATACCAGATTCTGTTGAACCTAAACCAACTACGTTAGCTCTAACCTCTAATGGATTAACTCTATCATTTTCTATTTGTAATTTTACTAAATTATTCTCAACCTTTGCAGTAATAATACCCACAACACTACTACTTAATCCAGATGTTGTATCTACATATGTCTCCGCAATTGTTGTATCAGTCCCATCAAAATCAACTATAACCTCACTATAATTAACTTCCTTTGTTACAGAGTCCTGAACAAATATATTTGCATAAAGTGAATTAAAATCATAATCAGGGGATTCTAATATTGTTGAAGTTACTACACCAACAGTTGTTGTTCCGACTCCTATATTATGACCTGTTAAATCAACACTTCCAATAGCATTTGTTCCAATACCTGCTAAATCTGTATTGAAATCAATTTTTAATATTTTTATATTATGGTCTCTTGAAAATTTTTCAACTGGTTCAAATAATAAATTTTTCGTACCGTTTGTTGTAATTTCAGTGTTGAAATCTCCTAATTTTTGATTTGTAAAATCGGTTGATTTTTCAAGAATGAATGCATCTTTCTCAGTTGTTAATGTAACTAATTCTGTAAATTGAGTATCAACTGTATCTGGATCAACTATTTGAATTAAATAACGTCCTATTTCATCTGTTAAAGGTTCGATGGTTGTAGTAAAACTTTCAAACCCTTCACTAGAAAAAGTATCACTGATATCATCATGAAGTAATACTCTGTTAGTTTTACATCTGGTAAAATCAGTTAATGCTCTATTTTTAAGAGTAAGAAATTTAGAATTATTAGTTCTTGTATCAAAATCTCTTGCTAAATCAAAATTATTAATTGCATCTACTCTTTGTTTATCTTCTATTTCAAGAACATTTGCAACATCTAAAACAATAGACTGATTAGATTCTGCAGTTTCTCCAATACCAACTGGAATTTTAGATAATACTGAAGTATCAGCAAAATTTTTCAATCCAGATGGATGAGTAAGACGATTTACAGGATTAACAAAATCATTCCATCCGATTGGACTTTTAATTGTATACGAAAGATTTTGATAATAATTATTATCTGGTATTACTTGATAATCCTCATTCAATTTACCAATATCATCTAACCAACCATATTCTTGTCTGTTTGAAAAATCAGTTTTAAATTTAGCCTGATTATTAGTTAAGGATATAATTTCAGCTGATACACCACTTAATCGACCTACAATTCTATCACCAACTTTTAACTTAGACTTACCATCTATTTTAATATAATCATTTCTTACCTCACTTATTGTTAAATCAGTTATTTCTGTTCCAACTATGAGTGTTTCATTTAACTCAAATACACCTCTTTTTATAACAGGTTCAATAACTGGTAAACTATTCTTGTTTATTAAATTAGCATAACCCGATTGGAAAGTTTTTGCGATACCAGGATTTGTAGTAACACCCGCTAAACTAAATTCTAAAATAGACTGAGTTCCAGCAGAGTAATCTATAACTTCAAAGAATTGAAAATTGTAGTCTTCTGAATTATATCCAGTCCCTTCAATTGTAGTAGATGTAACACTACCACCCTGAGTTGCTCCTATACCACTCTCTCCTACCCTTTGTATACCTTCAATGAAGATTTCATCACCAACTGCAAAAGGTTGCGAATCAAACCCATTTATAGGGGTTTCTAGGAAACAAGTAACAACTCCAGAGTTACTAATTATTACAGAATTAATACCTACACCATTTGAATTGTTTATTGAAATTACTTTATGTACCACTGAATCTAACCCAGATATTGGTGATAACACTTTAACTTCTGATACCCTTTGATTTGGTGCTATTGCTTGTAGAGAAACTTTATCTACGATAGTATTTGAAACAGGATTGAATAAGATTAAATTAGGAGCGTTTGTATAATCTGATCCACCACTTAATACTTCAACTGATTCAATAACATCAAGATTATCGATGCTGACTACAGAAGGAATAAATGCCTCTGGACTCAAAGTTTTATCAGAAGAATATTCATATCCAATATCAACTATTCTAACTTTTTTAATTCTTCCAATATCATTAGAATATGCTTTTAAATTTGCATCAGTTCCATTTGTGCTATTGACTTTTAAAAATTCAGGTAGTTTTTTATAGTTAAAACCTCTGGAGATTATATTAAAATTCTTAATAGACCCATGAACCGTGGTTGCTTTGGTTGAATATTCTAATTTTTCACAATCACTATTTGTATATGATAAGAATTCAGGGAATCTAGGAGAGATATCAAAGGTATCATCAGTAACGTTAAATATTTCGTACTCACCATTATACTTACTATCAATAAATTTTATTTCAGAAGAATTTGAAACTTCTGTATCAGTAGTGCTTATATACCCACCCTTTGTCAAACCATAGTATAATGTGTTAGGTGCAGAATTAGAGAATTTAACTTCTAAAGTTGCACCGATTGGATCAGTATTATTTGTCCCAATCCCAATGGTACCTGCAACACCAACATTAAAATTAGTTGAGTCTTTAGAACTAATATATTCATTTGTTAATTCTTTATCATAAAATAATTTAAAATCAAAACCTGCTAAAGTTGTGCTTGATAATCCGAAACCTAAAACTGAATTTTTTACTACTTCTATTTTAGGATTTATTAGTGCTACTGATTGATTTCCACCAGTATTAGATACAATACTTACTTCTTTTACAGGGTTTGAATTGATATCAATAATTGTCTCTGCAAGTGAGAATTTACTTCGACTTATTTTATTAACAAAGTAAGTTCCAGTTGTCAAACCAGTGGCTGAACCATCATAAAATATCTTATCACCAGTTTCAAATCCATGATTGGTTATGTTTATATGATTAGTTCCTACATTAGAAGCATTAAATGATATTGGATTTACTAATAATTTTTCATAATCTGAATTATAGATGACTGATACGTTTGTAGTAGTTCCAATCCCCACATTCAAGTTAGGTATTACTTCAAGATTAATTACATCTTTCTCTATGAGATTATGTGTAGTCGTATTTGCTGCAGATACATTTGTAGATACTCTTGTTGTAATCTGATCTATTGTGCCAGTTACCTGAGTATGTGTTGGTTCAAGAAAATAAAGAGATGATGAAATACCAGTGGTGCTACCTTTTGAGAAGAAAAATAATCCTTCACTAGTGCTACCTATACCAACTCTTGTAGTTACAAGTCCTATATTATCTGGACCTTTGTCAATTACGAATACTTCAGTTGAATTATTCCCTAAAAATGGTAATTTAAATTGTGATTGTAGTGGAGTGGTTGATACATCAAATCTATTTGCTCCATTTCGTTTGTTTAAAATAAGTCTTTGACCTGTTTCAAATGGATGATTTGGAATTCGTATTGTTCTTGTGGGAATGGAAACTGTTTTTTTCAATCCACCAATAAATGTGTCAACATCTATAGCACCACCAACAGTTGTTCCTACTCCAACTGATTGTGCTGGATTAAAATAAATTAAATCATTTGTTTGTGATGTAAATCTTGTTGTTTTGACAGGTATTATTATACTATTATTTAAAATATCGACATTACTTCCAGCAGTATGAGCTGCTCCAACATTTCTAAAAACTCTTATAATATTATTTTTTTCAAAAACGTTTAAAACTCTAACTATCTCTTCATTTGTGGAATCTCCTGAAGCGATCCTTATAGAAGAACCTATCGCTACTGTTGGGATACTTGATACAGATATATCTTCAATGAGTCCTGCCGATGCAGATTGCATTGTTGATAAAAGCGTAATTCTAGATGTGCTTACACCTACTTTAAAAGTATTTGTTAAATTTGCAATTGAAGTGCTTAAACCTGATATTGATACACAGGTCTGATCCTTCATTTCCAATAATGGGAAGAAGTTAGCCTGAACTCGGTCTTTATCTAACCACTCAAAAACTGCTCCTTCAAATGAAGTTATTGATGTATCAATTCTTGATATTCCAATACCAACTATTTCACTGACTTCTGCTCTAAATCCAGATCCATTAGTCGTATCATCATTAAATTCAGTTAAATCTCCAACTTTGTAATTTTGTCCTGAATTTAATATAGTGATTCCGTCAACACTACCCTTAGTAACAGATTCAATTTTTGAAATTTGTCTTATTTCTTCATATGACTCTGTAATAAAATCACTGCCAGCAAATTTTTCATCAACAGCGTATGGGAATGTATTTCTTCTTATATCTGTACTATTAAAATCAAAATCCTGATTTAGTATTTTATTTTCAGTAATTAGTGGGGAACGATAAGTATTTCCTATAAAATAGGGATACTCACCCTCAAGTTTATTAGTTTGTGTTCCTAATCCAACACTTGAGAAGTATGCATATACTCCATTAGGAAATTCTGGTGTTTTTCCAAATCTTCCATTATGAGTGTCTAAATCACCTGATTCGTTAAATACATAATCTTCAACAAAAAATCCACCAACATATCCGTTTGGACGATTATTTACACCACTTGAATTTAAAATGTATGATGACTTAATAATTTTTAGGGGAGAGTTTATATCATCTGGATCTGTGTAACCAAAAGGACCATAAATTGGATTACCATCATAAGCCCATCCTATAATTGGAGAGTGTCCTGTAATTTCATTAAATTCACCATTGGCAAGCAGACTAAAAGTTTCTTCAAATCTACTAGCAATTTCTTGTGAATAACCTGCAATGCTAAATCTTAAAGTATCATTTTTTGTCGATAAGAAAGAATCACCAAATCTATTAGCATTATTTAAAGTTAAAGCTCTAACTCTAGCATTAAATTTACCATTCTTACCTCTTGAAAATGCTCTTACCTCAGTAGTTGCAGGATCATATCCTACACCTGTATTCAAAACTATTGCTTGTATTACTCTACCATTCTCAACAACAGGTCTTATCGTAGCACCTCTTCCTACTCCAGTTGATGTTACCTGAACTTCAGGTGGTGAGTTATATTCTCTACCTCTGTTAACAACTGCAACACTCTCAATTCTACCATTAACAATAATAGGTTTAAATTCAGCATTTTCTCCGTTCTGAATTGTAACTTTAGGTTTTACTTCTTTATCAAGAATTTCGGAACCATAATTTGTTCCTTCCTCATACAAATATCCACCTAAAATTTTCCCAGTAACAATTGGAGTTATAACTATATCTCCTGTTACAGTTGAACCATATGAAACATTAATATTAACCTTAATTTTTGGATACTCAAATATCTGGAATCCTTGTCCTGATGAGTCAAAGTTTACGTATTTACCTCTATCATAATCCTCTGTTGATGTTCCCCCTACACCTGCATTTGCTAACTGGAATGAATCATTAGTCAATTTTTTAACAATATATGATGATGTAGTAGATAGACCTTGTATTGATGATGTTTCTGCTGAATACTCAATTATCTCCCCAGTACTAAATCCATGATTCTTGAAATTAATTGTGTTTAATGATGTAGAAATTCCAGAAGACTTAACTCTCAATTTACGGTGAGTATATCCAGATCCCTGCTCTATAACTTTAACTGCAACTAATGTATTTCGTTTTTCTGTTCTAAATCTATGAATACCACTTGCAGTAGTATCTGATGATAATCCAACTGTATTAATACCAGTTACACCAAACAATGCGTCTGCTGCTGAGTTGAATAACCTTATGGTTGATGGATTTACAGATCTAATGTAATATGGATCTCCATCAGAAAGTGTTCCTGAAGATGTATTTGTTAATTCATATGCAGTGCCAATGCCTAAAGGTGTATTTCCATTTGAATTGTAGTAAATGAGTTGTCCATTTTCTAAATTATGATTTGTTGTAAAGGTAATTGTTTCATCTTGAATATCAACTCCACCGTTAAAAAATATATCTCTACTATCAAACTCTAAAAATCTATTTCTTTCACCTAAAACAGGTTCTAATATGCATCCAGAACCATTTCCTCCAGTTAATGAAATATTTGAAACAGATTTAATATCAAAATCTTGTGGGTCAACAAGACAATCTACTACTTTACCTTGAATTATAGGTTCTATTTTTGCATCAACACCACCTGCTGGACTTGACTCAACATTTATTACTGGTGGATTTATTACATCATAACCATCTCCTTCGTTCTGTATATCAACTGATGAAATAGGACCGTAAAAAATTTGATTATCTGAAATTGGAGAACGTATTTGTACCCCATTAATTAACATACCAATATCATTAAATGGTGTTTCTTGTTTTGATGGGACAACTAAATTTTGACTTAAAGGAAATTTTCTTAATATTTTATCAGGTTCTAATGTACGACTTGCATGTTTTTTTAACACAAACTTATGAGTGTCAGTGGTTGTTGTTCCAATACCAACTTGAACCGTAGATGCAGTACCTACCTGAGAAATAGATTCATATAATTTTATTTTTGTTATTTTAGAATTAGCAGCAGGAATAACTGGATCTACATAATAAGTTCTACCAGTCTCTAATCCTGATAAAGGCACATCGTCAGTTTCATAAATTATTTCGTCACCCTGAATAAATTTAATATCTCTCTGCTTTATAGGAAAATTGATGAAACTATACTTTTCAGTAAAAACATTATATCCATCAAATTTAGTTGTATCACTACCATCCGTAAAAGTTTCTTCAACAACATTAGTTGTAATTGGATAACTTGGAAGTGAATTGGAGGCAACATATCCAAATTTGTCATCGTCAACATAAACAGACAATGTATCTGCTATAATTGTTCCGTTACCTTCTTTAAGGGGAACACCTGTACTTGATACTTTTTTATCAGCTCTACGAATATCATATAATTGATTTGGGACTTGATTGAAATTTGATATATTTTCAGCGGTAAAAGAATGTGTAGCTGAGGTTATAGATTTTACATCACCAGATCCTTCTCTTGTATTCTCATTTCTCTTAAGAATTTCAAAACTATCACCTTCCTTTAAATACGCTTTGTCAATAGGTGTCTGTAATTGAAATTCAGCACTTGAAATACCAACTTGAAATCTTGTACGAGTATTATAAATCCAAGAATTAGCAAAAATTTCTTTATAAGTTTCACCATTATTTTCTATTTTTTCACCAACATTTTTTACAAATATATTCTCACCTTCATTTACTAAGTTAACATCTGTTACTGGAACTAAATCTGATATTACACCTGTAATTCTTAAATCTACTCTTTTAGATAAATCTCCATTTTCAAATCCAAATATTGTTTCATTATCTCTAATATCATCACCAGTGTTAATACCGACATTTATACCACTACATCCAAAGAACTGGTTAATTGATTTTGAAGTATAACTTATTGATGTATTTTTTCCACTAATGAGAGTGCCCGTTACACCAAACCCAACAGTTGAATCTACATCTATTATCGTTCCACCTGCGTTTACTCCATTAATTAATTTTGTTTTTCCAGGTACTTTAAATATACCTTGAATTAAATCTCTATCACTAAAACCTACAAATAATGCAATCTTATAATAATTTCTACCTTCTCTTTTTATAATTTCAACTTCTGATACTGATGCATTAGTTGAGGTATCAGTTGATTTGAATATTGTTTGTCCTGTCAAGTTTTGAGGTTCACCAGCACCGATAACATCAGCCACAATGACTTCACGACGTATAAATTCTGCATCAGATGGTTTTATTAAGTTACCTTCTAAGTCAATAACTTTTGCATCAACTCCGTATAATACCTTAAATAATATATTTACTGATTCTTCAATACCTTTAGATTGGTAGAATGAACGAGAAAATTTTACGAAATTTCCTATATCTAAATCACTGGTAAAATCATTATTTTCTAAACCTGGTAAAAATGTTTTTTTGAGTTTTTTAAAAAACTCTTGTAAAAACAGAACAGATAAATTTGTTAATGTTGATCCGCTGGAGTGTGATGCTGCTGACGTTTCACTAAATTTTAAATGCTCTTGATTTATATTAAGGAGTGAGGAGGAGATGCCTACATTATACCCTGTTACACCACTAAAACCACGAATACATCCAGTAAATGATGTAGATGTTATGCCTGTATATGAAATTATTTCATCATTTATTTTTAATAAACCATATTCAGATGGAAATCCTTTTGTGCTAGGCACTGTGATAATATCATCAGTAGATGATATATCTGATGAAATAGTAGTTGTGCCAATAACTACTTCAGGAACTAAATTATCTGGTTTTAAATACTGATCGAAATTTGTTATTAAATCAGATGGACCTCCTTGAAATTCTTGTGAAATATAATATTGCTTTAAAAACTCTGTTGCATTAGGGAAATCAGATACCACAAACTCTGGTAACTGATTTTCAATTATTTGATTGACTTGTATTCTTTTGTCAAATTGTGACATAAATTATTCCCTCTCTAAAGTTCCATTAGAGTAACTTGATGTATAGTAATCTCTCTGGAATACAACTCCTGAAACATCTTCTCCTGATGCTATTACATCTCTCACAGTATTTATTGTGCTTTTCGATACGTTAAAATTAAGATATAAATCCTTAAGACCAACAACATCATTAGATTCTGGGAAAGCTTGTATTTCAATAATATCATTTTGACTAACGGTAGATGTAATATTAATTGTATTCAATATGACTTCTCCATGTTTATAGTCCACTACACCAGCTTCTTTAATTAAAATTTGTAGTTGATTTTTTTCATTCTTAGTAACTACACTTAATATTCCTTTCATGCTACCATCTAGATTACCAGATGCATCTTTATTTGGAATATCTGTTAAATATGCAATATTAGAAAATCCATTGATTGTAAAACCTGTGCTTTTTATATTATACCCTGCAGGTTTTATATTAAATTGGTTTCCAAAACATAATTCATACTGTGCGAATTGATTAAGCAATGCTTTTAAGTCTCTTCTAATTATTACTTTAGTAATATTTGAGGTAATACCATTATCAATGCGGTCAATTAATGTGCTAAGTTTACTATATTTAAATCGTCCACCAAATTTATTAATTTCAACATTTGATGCGTAATCATTTAGAGCATTAATTACTCTAGTTCTTAAACCCGAAGAGGAATTTATTTGAGATGGATTATAGTATATGTTCGACTCTATCTCTACATATAGTAGTTTTAAATCAATAATTTCAGAATTGATACCAGCGATAGCGTAATTTTTTAATTTATTTTTGATTTGAGTTTTATCAAAATCAGATACAAAAGTACCATTTTTAGGTTTAATACTAATTTGAACTTTACCAAATTGTGGTGGATTTAATTCTTCTCCACCAATAACAGCAACGGACTCAGCTGCAGGATATATTGTACCAATTATTGCCTCATAATCTCTTGGTGTAACCGCCCTGTATTGTGCTGAGTAAATTCTTGGAGCAAAATACTTAATTGACTGCACATCTTCAACTTCAGCACCATTAGAAGCGTTAGAGACAGTAGTAATGCTAATAGTATTAGTGGGTGTAAAGAATGTATTATCACTCTTTATAAATGATCCTTGAAAACTAAAACTTGCAGCACCATTTCCAGTTTCTCCGTCAGTTACTATATACTGAGCTGTAATTAAAGTGCCATTTTCTAACTTTTTACCAAAAAATCCGTCACCAAATAATATTTCATACTTTTCATCCTGAACTTCCTGTGCTAGATATATTTCTGAGTGTTTATTAATATTCAATATATTATCAATCATACTATATTTTCTTCCAAGTCCTACATCACTTGACCCTTTAACATAAACACGTAATGTTGAACTATCAATATTAGGACTATCGATAATATATCTCTGATCTTGTGATGTATCTACACGATAAACTCTTTGAAGTAAAGTACCTTCATAAACATTAATAGGATCATCAAATACAGCAAAAGAAGTTCCTCCTCTATCCTCTACTCTACTGGATGTAATAGGATCTGATGTTGAAAATCTATATGTGGTATTCTCAGCATTACCAACACAAACAAGTCCTGCACGAAGGGTTAAAAACTTTGTAGTGGCATCAGATGTTGTTCCGACATCTATATCATCTATCTTAATTTGAGCTACTGCAGCGGTTTTTGAACGGGGTACGTATCCAATATTTCTTGCAAGGGATACAACATTCTCTCTTATCGTTGCAGAATCTAAAAATGATTCATTTGCAACTAAATTAGCGTTAAATGCATTAATATAAGTGTTATAAGCAAGTGTATCTATTAGAACTGAAAAGTTAGAACCCTCAAAATCAAAACCACTAAAATTTGAGTTTGAACGTAAAAAATCTTTTATCTGTGCTTTGATCTGATCAAAGTCTAAACTTGTAAACTGAGTAAAAGGCATATTATCTCGTTGGTTCTAAAATAAAGGAGAATGACTGTGTTGGAGCATCAATTCCTACAATGTCAAAAAAGACTTTAACATCAAAATTATTATTGTCTGGGTCTGACTGTGCCTCAACCTGAACATTATCAACTCTTGGTTCATAATTTTCGATTGTTTCCACTATTTGATCTTCAATCGTAACAAGAGTGCCACGAGTGTAGTTCTGAAATAATGAACTTCTTACTTCAGTGCCAATTAAAGAATTAAAAAATCTTTCTGTTGGCATCGTTTCAACCAAATTTCTTACAGATCTTAGAATTGCTCTCTCATTTGCAAGCACAGGAAGGTCTTTCGTCACTGGATGAGGTGAAAAAGACAGACTTATATCCTTAAATGATCTTGAATTGCGTAAAATCGACATTATAAACGCTTTTAGATTTATTTATACCCTATCTCGCATAATCTTTCATCACATAATCATCACTATCAAAGTATTCAAGCACCCAATAGGCAACAGAACGTGGATTTTTCGTTCCACAAGTAAATATATCGAACGCAACACAGTTTTTTTCTGGCCAAGTGTGACAAGAAAGATGACTTTCACCTAAAGTAAGAGTACAACTCACTCCATAAGGGTCAAATTGATGAGTATAAGTGTTTAAAATCTCTAAATCTTCAGTTTTACAAGCACTAATACATATTTGTTCGATTTTATCTCTATCATTTAGTTTTTCAAAGGGTACATTATACACTTCAACAAGTAAATGTGTACCCATGTGAGCGTTTTTAACGTGTTTCTTCATCATTAATGATTCCATAGTCGTCTTCAAGTACCTCTTTAAGGTAATTTTTATCCCAGTAGTTGTAATAATTGGTTTTTGCAAGTTTTTTTCTTGCTTCTGTAAGTTCTTTACGTGGTTGACACAACACTAAGTTGTATTTTCCATTATTTGTTTGTATTCCTTGTATGTATGTCTTCGTTTTTCCGTGATCTGCGATGAATTTATAGTCGGGATAGTTACGATTATAGTCATCAACAGCATCATACAAGAAATTTGCTTCAATATCGTCTTCAACTACATTTATTATAACGTCAAAATCACAATTTGGCACAATTTGGTGTAATTTTTGGTCTTGAATACTAAAATTAGCACCTGACGCATACGGACAGATGCTAAAATTACCTAATTCTGGTCTAATTTTGGATAATTGTGAAATCCAATGTAAAATATACCTACTCTTCTCGTCTTTCATCGGGTGTCGTCCAGAAATAATCATCACAATCACCTAATCGACCCCAGTTAACATCATTCTCAACCTCAAAAATGCGTGTTGATACCTTAAAATCGGGTATTTTAACGTCTTGAGGTGTCATTGAGGTATCAAAGATGCGACATCGGTTGTTTGGGTAGAGACAAAACTGTCCGTTTCGTAGTTCAATGAGATTAAATGACTTATGTTCGTCAGGCATCTCACTTGTTGAAGCATCTATATGGTCAAAATCACCATGATAGTTGTCTAGAGTGCAAATATACTGTCCTTTTTGATTTCCAAAGTGTCTTGTTCGACACTCCCACTCCATTGGAGCAACAAATTGCTTGACAATTACAGTAAAATCATAGTCCATACAATTCCAAAACTGTAAATTGACTAAATCCATGTCTGGATCAGGTGTTTTTGGTCTTGATAAAAAAGCAGAGATGGGTAATTTGTCATACATTGCTCCATATTCGGGTAAATACGTCTCAAAATAGAAAGCACGACCCTGTATTGACTTCGCACATACCCATAAACCCTCTACAAACTCTCCAAAACCCGATTGAAAGTCAGTTAAGTATTCTTTTCTTACCCATACCTTTTTTGTAGGTAGGTTTGCAATTAATTTTGCCATTCGTCGAAGAAGTTAGAAATTTCGTATCCCTGTAATTTTGATTTATAATCTGAGGATTCTCCCAGATAATAGTAATCATAACCTAATTTTTTATATAATGCAATCTCATTTTTATTTGCAACGTGACCTAAACTGAGTTTTTTATTTTTATAATTCCAAGCAAACTGATCCGCCCATACACTATTCACACTCTTAAATTTATAAGCAAGAGTAAATGCTGCTAATTCATTTCCATCATAGTAACCAATAATGTCCGTATGAGGTAATTCAAACTCTTCACGAAATATCGGTACAGTTCCTTTAAAGTTCTTATAAGAAATGTATTCTTTGTATATCTCCATACACCTCTCAAAAGAAGAACTACCAAGAATACGATAGTTATGGTATTCCTGATAGTTTGTTTCTTGAAGGCGAATGCGACAGTACATTACTGCTCCCACTTACCTTTTGTTTCCCATTCAATATATTTTTTATTTCTTTCTTCCATGTAATCCCAGAACCATTGGTTTGGGTCGTCTGCATAACTCACTTTCGGTTTTTTCTCTGTTTTTATATATTCAAGATTCTTCGATATCTCATCACGAATAATCCAATCGATATGTTTTGTGACCTGACCGAGTAACTGCTCCTCAAAAAGAGGACTCTTCATATATGCAAATACCAAGAGTCCACTTCCAAAAGTTATATTTGAAATAATCAGAGCAGTGACAGCAATCCACCTTGTTCTAATTCGACTTGCTGATCTCTCCAACTCATTCATCTTCCCTGACCTCTGTATCTTTTACGAGCCGAGTTACGGGACGTAGCGGAGTATTTCGAGTGTTTTCCCCGCCCTTGACGAGTTTTTTTGGGTCTTGACT